CGTGTCGTACGCAAACTTCGGGTTGGGTGCTGCGTTGCAGTCAAGCGGCTCTGCCATCAGACCTCCTTCATGTCTACGTCAAAGGTAAAGGACGTCGGTGTATGCTCATCAGCTACGTCAAAGGGAATCTTCACATACCCTTTATGCAGGTAGGTGCTTCGAATGTCGCGCATGATAACTTCCTCGCTCTCGTCATCGACACCTACAGCAAGCAGCACGTGATGCCTAGCATTGGAGCCATGCTCGGGTGGAAAGTAAAACTCCTCCTCTGATCGAACATAACGGCCTTCGCCGTCATGATTTTCAGAACCGGTAGCAAAGTCAGAGTCGACGTTAAATGGGACCAGCACAGGGTGACCAGCTTTAACAGCCGACACGAGCTGCTTGACTCCATGATATGCGTGAAACTTGCATTCGAGCTTATATGTTTTTCCGCCTACTGTTACGCGCCGACCGTTCCAGATAGCAATTGTTTGCTCAGGCGTGGTTCCTCGTTTTCCAATTTCCTTGATCTCAGCGTCGCTCATCTTTACGTACTTTGTCAGCGCCATGTGAATGATCTTATCAATCGTCAACGGCGTGCGAGCTTTGATGATATATGCAATTTGAGCGATGAGGCATTTATGATACATCGGAAGAGCGTTGAGAGCCTCACCAAACTCTTCCTCGATTAAGTCCGCAAGCACGCTAAGCTTCCCGTTAACGTGTAAGCGTGCGGGCGCCTCAAGCAGCGAGAGAAGTTCTGAGAGCAGGTGCATCTTAACCGATCACGAAAGGCATGTAGAAATTGTCAGGGCCGTTCTGTCCCACTTCATAGTCCTTAATCTGACGCAAGCAATCATCTTGCAAGCGCTGGCCTTCAGACAGCAGAGAGTCAGCGTTCATCGACAGCCCGCCGCCTGGTCCAGGCAGCTGCGCAAACTTACCACGAATGTGAGCGAGCATGAACATCAGCTCAGCTTCAGCCCACTGCTGCACCCACTGCTGAGTCCACCGGTCAACGAGGATCTCTTGCTCGGCTTTCTCCATCGAGCATTCAAGCAAGACCTTCTCATTGTGACCGAACCGACGGTAGATCTTTAGCTCGCGACGTGACTCGCGCCAGTTAAAGCCGATGTCACCCGCAAACAGCTGCGAGTAGATCTCAGAGAGCGAGTGGATTAGGTGAATCGAGACCAAGTCATAACCGACGCCAGGCGCGTAGAACTGGTTAAGAAACTGCTGAGCGTAGAGGTTATCAGGCCCAAAGTTAACAAGCCCGAGCATGTTTAACCGATGAATCTTGATAACATCGACGACGCGGTCAAGCTCTTTTGTCGGGTCATTCAGGTAGTAAACATCCTGTCCAGGAATGATCTGCATGAAGAAGAACTGCTTGTAGTAAGCCGAGTCGGTGCGCCGACGCAGCTCTTGCAGCGCATTGTTGAGCGCGATGTCAAAATGCTCTTCGTCAAGCTCAACGCAAACTTTAGGATATCCAAGCTGACGCTTGAGGATATCCTTGATGATATTTCGAGCTTGAGGCTCGCCGTTTGTCCCGATGTGAAGCCGTTGATATGTCGGCTCGCCTTTTTGAGGAGGCTCTGAATCAACCCACTCGGTGCCTGACCAGCACTTAAGCTTGCGGGCTCGCGTGTTGAAGAAGAAGTCACCTGCCCTCGGGTAGCCAGTAGGCAAGCCTGGCGTGGTCGTCACCGACTTCACGGTCACCGTAAACGTGTCGCCTGGGATGAATGCCGTTGACCCTGCGTTCAACATGAACGAGACGAAGCCGTTGGTATAGGGAACGCCGACAGTCGCCGACGGCTTGATGCCGGTCATTGAGCCTGTCACCGTAAAGATGGTAGGCGAGACCGCCATCACGACCCACTCTTGAGCTTCGAGCGCTGACGCACCCAAGGCCGCATCATTAAGCGAGCCGTCACCTAAGCCAGAGTAGGTCGTGTTAGTGACTCGCAGCTCAGCGGTAGGGTCAACTTCGCCGGTGATGACCGTGTGCGCGGACGTAGGCAACCAAGCCGTGCCGTTCCAAGCAAAAGTTAGCCGTTGCTCAGGGTCATAGTAGACCTGCCCTGACGTAGGGTTGTCAGGCGGCCCGTAGCTGTTCTCGATGTGAGGCGCCCAAGCCGAAGAAAGCGGCCCTTCTGGGTATGAGCGCACACCGCCTGTGTAGTAGCTGTAGACGTTCGTCGCCAAGTGCACCGCGGCAAACACCGGCGCGTTCTCTGGCAAGTTGGTGACGGTCACCTCAGCCGTTGTCTTGTCGTCGTAAAAGGCGCCGACAACTTGAGCCTGACCTAGTCGATCAGCGGGCGCTGCAAAGTCTGTAGACGCGACGTACCTAACGCTGTCGGTAGGGAAGTTTGACGGGTTAAGCTCGAACAGGGACGCAACGACAATAGCGCCAGCGTAAACATAAGGGCTAGCCGGCACGCTCCATGACAGCTTGACTGAAGTCGCGTCTAGGCGTGTTAGCCTAACTTGCAGCTCTCGGCCTTCAGCCTCTATGTAGTTTGTCAGTAAGTTAACAGCGGTCATGCGGATGCTCCTAGGCTATTTACAATACCTAAGACAAGGCCTGGCCGCTAGTGAACATAAATAGCCACATGAAGATCAGCGGCTTAATCGGTAATGAACTAGAGGTGCTCATTGAGCACCTAGGCAACCTTGACGCGGTTGATAAAGAGCTCGTCAAGGTTCTAATTAGCGACTACGATGTTAAGTCACAGCTGCAAGGTATTGGCTGGGAGCCATCATCCCATCCGCTTGGTAAAGCAAGCTGGAAAGACGGGCGCCCGCGCACGACAAACAAGATCTCTCAAGCGATCGGTCAAAACTCGAACCTTGACAGCAAAGAGCTAACAGTAGCTGAGGCTGTTCACGCGCTAGTAGAGGACATGTCCGTTGCTGGCCTGATCTACAAGGTAGATGGTAAGCAGGTGATGCTGATTAAGCATGACACGTTTGCAAATAAGGGAGCAGCTACTACCAAAAAAGCAGGCTATAAGGAGTCCAACGAGTACTCGTGGGCCATCACCAAGTCGTTTTTAAGAGAGCTGAACGCCAAGAACCTAAAGTACCCACCTGTTACCAGCAAGAAAACAGTGCTTAGCGAGCTAGGTGACACCCTCAAAGGTATTGCTGCCGGCAGAGGGAAGATCACGTCAGCTGATGCGGTAGCGACGCTCTTTAAGACGCTCGCAATCAGGCAGTGGCTGCTTGCCAATCCTGACGCTAAGTCGCTCGCTAAAGAGCCCGCTCTTCCAAAGCTCGAAGTCATTGTCATCGGCGTCGATAAGCAACGGCAGCAACAGCGTCAGGCTCGTAGGGAGCTGAAGACAGGGATCGTTCCGGTTCCCAAGACGCCTATGCAGCAAAAGATGCCTAATGCGAGCTATATGACATCGTCGCATAACGTCTACATCAGGGAGCTTGCAAGCCACCTAAGGTATAGGCTTAACCAGCATAAGAACAAGAAAGCCGGCGAGTTTGAAACTCCAGCCGACATGCTAAAGCATTTTCTTGATGAAGGCTACCTGAAGAAGCTCATCTACATGGGCGTACCGTACAACTTAAGCGACAATCGAATTGACTTCGCTGACTTGATGCTTGGCCCTAAAGGTCGAGAAAACAGCTACATCGAATACAAGTCAGAGACAAACCTTGGATGGGATGATCCTAGGCACAAAGCGGTGATGGCTGACTATAAAGAGCTAAAAGCGTCATTGGTCTCACACGCCCCACCGCCGCCGGCCTGGGTTCGAGAGAAGATTGAAAAGGCAGAGTCAGACGAAGAGAAGGCCAAAGAGCTTAACGACTGGCATGAGTCTTGGGCATACGACGCCGCAAAGCCTAAGATGGCCGACCTCTACCTCAAGCACAAGATCGAGCCTTCAAAGATCTTAGTCAAGCTAGTGCTTGAAGGTGGCAAGATCATCCCTCACCACTTTGAGATGAAGTACGACCGGTTCTAAGAGAAGTAAGCGGCAACAGCAACAAGCAAAAGTAAAACGACCGAGAACAGGAAGACAGCCATGGCTGTCTTCCGACTCATAGGACCGTTCTCAGCTCTCATTGCTGCGGCTCCGCTGCAAGAACCACTCTTTGGCGATGTTGTTGATCGCCTTTGTCACGTCCTTCACCTCGAAGCCGTTCCCGACGATCGTGTCGGTCTCCTCCTTAATGATGTCCGTGCCGACCCACTTGAGGAACGGGCCAATGTTCTTGACATCGTACACGTCTTCAGTTGACTCGCGCAGGAAGGCAATCCCCTTCTCGAGACGATGGTCGGTGGCAAACGACTCGGCCAGCTCCCTGATCGAGTTGAGCCGTTCGATGTCAACGGCGCCGATCGTCTTGACCTTCGTGTCAGAGTGCTTCTCACCCTTGACCTTGAAGACTAGGTCGTTGATCATGATCGAAGTCGGGTCGCCGCCTACGCACGTCCAGACCACGCCCTCACCCACGCCTGTCACGCCGAGGGCTTTGCCTACTGGGCATTCAGCTTCGACTTCAGTCGTGATCCGTACGAGCTCGTTCTGCGCGGCCGCCGGCTCGGCAAAGTTGATGCTTAGCTTCCAAGTCGGGAACTTCTCGATGCAGTAGATCGGCAGCTCAGCCATGACAGCCGCAACGCCCGTCGTTTGCACGAGCGGAACTCCGTCCGGCGCAATTGCGTCGTACGCCTGCTCGACATCCCACGGCATTAGCCAGATAGACTTTGTCTCATCATCCTCTTTGCTAAGGAGCCTCACAGCGAAGATGACAAACATCTTGCTAAGCTTGTTGAGCGCAATGCCGCCCTGGATGTTGCCACCGCACCACTCGCCGTAGATTGCTACATCGACCGGATACCTTTCGATGTAGTCGGCGCGCGATGCAAAGTAGACACCCTCGGCATGATAAGCCAAGGCTTTTAACAAGCGCTTGATCTCTGGCTGATGAGCGAAGGCCGCGAAGCCGGCGTTGTCGGCTTCGGGCGTGATCACCTGTGACCGCGATTGCGCCCAGTACTCATCGCCGCTGATCACAACCGACGCGTTCGTGCCGTGAAGCTTGACCGTGCCGTGGAATGTCAGAGTCGGCCGCGGGACCTGGCGCCGGTCCGCACGGTCGTTGACGTACTTGATGACAGTCCGATACTGTTCAATGCTTGGGAAGCTGTAGTGCTGTGTCATGCTGTTTCCTTTGATTTGGCCTTAGCCTGTTTCGCCTTTGCTTTGTGCTCTTTGTAAGCGGCAATGGCCTTGGTTGTATCCATGCTGTGAGTTGACTTTGGGACTTGGCTCATCTCTCTCATCGCAATCTGCCAGACGTAACCGTGCGCGATTGACCACGCTTGGTTCTTCACGTCCTCCCACTCTTGCTTCAAGTGGGCCATCTCGTGAGGGATGATGACGTTGAGAAACTCTCGCTCGTTGTCTCGGTAGAGCGTCATATTGAGCTGCACCTTTTGGCCTGTGATGGCGATGCCTCCTTTAGACGTCGTCGTTTGCCCAGTGACAGTTCGACCAGCCGCCTTAGGGCGAGAGTGCTCGAGGTCAAACTCAAGAGGCACAGGAACGGGTATCCGACTTTGGTACCGACGGTTGTACTGTTGAGCAATCGCATTGGCTGTGACTTGAGCCAGGTGCTTGAGCCGCTCATCACCTTGAGTCATGCGATCTCCAGCTGCTTGATCCCATAGGCCTCACGAGTTAGGTCCCACAAGTTTTCAGTCGTGCGCCTCGCTGATGTGTGCTCTGTCCCATGCAAGTAGGCAGGTAACGACTTCGAACCCGTCCCGACAAACCGCGCCGCTTGGCCGTTGATCGTCTTAACCATCAGGTTCTTGTGGCCGTTCCACGCAACCTTGAGGATGAGCACCGTCCCGCATAGCTTTCTTCGGATCTCAAGCTCGTCGTCGATGACAGCTTTCCGCTTGAAGAGCTGCTTTCGCTCTTCACAGTAGTAGACTATCTCTTCTAGCCTGTGGCCTGGCTTCAGTTCCATGGCATGTCCCGTTGTAACACAGATGACTTACAAGTAGACTATAACATGGATAGTCAACGGTTGTAAACCAGTCAACGGGCGAAGATGAGAATGCTCAGGCTCCCATCATCCAGAAAGTAAAAAGCCGCCCGAAGGCGGCTTTGTGAGTAGGCAAACTTAGAAGCTAGCCCCGGTAGAAACGACCCGAATTGGGATGTAGATGAATTCGATTGCCTTTGCAGGCTTCACGAGGATGTCAACCCACAGCTCGTTACGGTCGATGCGAGTCGACGTGTTGTTCGAGTCATCGCAGATCACGAGGTAGTCATAAAGACCACGACGAATCATGATGTCGTTCAGGTAATCGTCAATCATCGTCTTGATCGAGTCGCGCGTGATGCGATCGTTCAATTCGAAGAGGTACGCCATCGCGGCCTTGCGGATCTCGCGCTTCATCTTCTGCAGCAACAGCATGACGTTGACACGGTCAAGCGCCGATGTCAGGCTGTAGGAGGTCTTCTGGCCGAAGACAACGAAGCCACGTCCTGGGAAGAACGGGATGATGTTGACGTTCTTTTGGAACTCATACAGCACGTCACGTTGACCTTGGTTGAGCGGCGACGACACGAATGTCGTTGCGGTGCCCAGCGTGCCTGTCACGTAGCCCATGTCTGCGATGCCGGTCAGCACACCACGGCGGAAGCCTGCTGGTGGGAACCAAACTTCAGCGACGTTTGCCGTGTAAGCGAACGTCTTCAGGGCAACGCCCGAAGCCGCAGCAAATACGTCAACGCCGTCAAGGTTCGAAGCGAAGCAGTGCGGGTAGTAGTAAGCGACGTTCTGTGAACGGTAGCGAGCGCTCGTCAAGGACCACGTCGCCGTATCCTCAGGAGTCTTGTTAAACGGGGTGTCCGCAATAACAAATGCCTCTTCGTTGATCGCCAGGTTCAGGTTCAACAGCTCATCGACTACCTCTGGGAAGCCAGGGCACAGGATGAGGTTGTACTCGAAGTAGTCCGAGCGAACGTCCGTGTTGATGTTGATCTCGCCTTGAAGAGCCTGCACGATAGTCACGCGCTTCGCAGCATCGTTCGCGCCGAGCGGGTTCGCGGTCGTTGTCGTGCCGATCACCAACGTGAATGCATCGGCCGCAACAAACGGCGTTGAGCCGGCATTGAGCGTAAAGGAGATGATGCCGTTGTTGTACGGGACGCCGACAGTCGCTGCTGGCTGCGAACCTGACAGGAAGCCGGAAACCGAGAATGTTGTCGCTGATGTAGCCGTGATGGTCCACGTTTCAGCTTGGCCCAAAGTCTGGTTGACAGCAACAGCTGTCATGACGCCGTTGCCAGTACCGACAAATGTTGGGGTGTTAGGAACAAGCGTGATGACATCAGTGTCAGCGAGGTCAACGTCTACGCGAACGACGTAAGCGCGGTTGCCGACTGACAAGTACTGGTTAAGGGCAAACAGGCCGTATTCATTGCGGCAGTCGCCATGCTGTTGAGCGCCAGTTAGGTCTTCGCGGAAGTGAGGAATGCCGTAGGTGTCTACAGATTGACCGAGCGAGGTGATCGTACGGACTACGCTCGACTCCTTAGCGCCAGGTGCGTCTGTTACGCCATCAACCTTCTTCTTGTCTGCTCGAGTTGCGATGAAGAACAGCGGAACGCATGGGGCGCTTGCCGCAACGTAGAACGACTCATCGATGATTGTTACGCTAACGCCTGGTGAGACGAGAGTTGGCATAGTAGGTGTCTCCTGTCAATTCTTGGACATGATTATTTATGCTGAGATGGCCTTAGAGAGGCATCTCTCATGGGCTTCATCACTTTACGGCCTTGAGCTCGTCACGAATCTTTGCAGCTTCTGCGTTTAGCTCATTGCGCAAGCGCGTCACATTTGCCCGCAAGGTTGTTTCGGCTTCTACCTTCAGCCGTTCAACTTCAGAGCGAAAGCGATCTTCAATTGCGTTCAACCGCGAATGCACAGCGCCCAAGCGAAAGATCTCAGAGATCTTGTCGTCGATAGGACGGCCGTCAGCACGAAGCTCTTCAAGCTCCTCTGCCGCTTTTGCTTTGATCTTGTCAAAATACGATGATGACATTGTGGTCTCCAGTATGCCTTTTCCTATTTACAAGGACCCAGGTTTAGGGTATGATCTATCTATCGTATCCGAGGATACAAACAGTGGAGAGCCCGATGCAAATCAACAGCACGATCATCACTGAATGCTTGCCCTTGCTGACAGCAGAGCTCGAGAAGCTCAACCGTAAGGCGAAGAAGCTGGGTTGCAACCCGATCACCTTCACGCAAACCGAACCCTACATGCGCGCCACCAGCGCACATGGGCTCAACGTGGTCGACAACGTCGTGGACGTCGTCATCGAAGGCGAGCCGATCAAGCTGAACGGCTGGCGCTTCATTGGTCGCGTCGAAGCGGTGCCGAACAGCACTGAAAACCTGATCTTCGCGGTGCACGGCGAGAAGACGCCCGAGCAGTACCGTACCGGCTCGCCCTACACCTGCGAGCACTGCGGTCAAAACCGCGTCCGCAAAGCAACCTGGGTCGTCGGTCACGATGACGGCTCCTACAAGCAGGTCGGCTCGAGCTGCATGGATGATTTCTTCAAGGCTCGCAACCCCGAACGCGCCATCTCGTGGTGGATGGGTTCGATGGACAAGCTCTTGGCTTACTTGAAGGACTTGGAGCAGAAGAGCTCACAGCAAGTTGTTACAGGCACGCTGACTCCGTATGCCCCTGCATACATCAACGCTGTGCGCGTGCTCGAGCTTGCTTGCCAGGCCGTGCGGATGAACGGCGGGAGGTATGAGTTCGGCGACAATGGTCGGCGCTCGGTGCCGGAAACCGCTTGGTGCGGCTACTTCGGCCCTCCAGTGTTCACCGACAGCACGAACCAAGATGACGCTGACATGGCCGCAAGGATCGTGGACTTTGTCATGGCTCGCCGTCGGGGTTCGGCCTACTACACGAACCTCTCGGTGATGTTCCTCAATGACAAGGTGCAGGCTCGCAACATTCGCTACATCTGCTCTGTCGTTTACGCATACCTCAGGGCGCAAGGCCAAGGCAAGCAGGTTGGGAAGAACGAGCACGTCGGCCTGCCTCCGTCAAGCGACGGCAAGGTCAAGGGCACGCGCTTCCGCGACTTGAAGCTGACCGTCACCTATGTCCTGGGCCTGACCAGCCAATGGCACGAGAACTACGACTGGTTGATCATCATGGTCGATGACGAAGGCCGCACGTTCAAGTGGGTCAAGACATCGGCTGGCATGGTTGACAAGGGCGACAAGCTCGTGCTGACCGGCACCGTCAAGGCGCACGAAGACTACAAGGGCACGAAGCAGACGGTGCTGACTCGTTGCACGATCACCTCCACCGAAAAGACAACAGCATGACCACCACTAAGAAAATCCCCAAGCAGGTCTACGTGACCGCGAAGAAGCAGCCCTTCTACGACGATCACAACAACCGTGACACCCAAGGCCGAGTAATTCCGAGTGGCTATGGGCCTCCGCTCGGGTTCTTGCAACCGTGGAACCACAAGAAGCCGGATGACAAGAAGCACGTCACCCAGCGCGAGTGGGCTTACAACAGCTACATCGTCGACTTCAAGTGCGAAGAGCGCAATGGCCATCTCTGGATCACCGGCTATCGCAACCAGTGGGTGAACAATCAATCAGTCAGGATCACGATTGACGAAGAGGCCGACCCGCAGCCGATGGTGTACGACAACGTCCCGCTGGCTGGGTTCAAGGTTCAGCGTTCGGTTAGCCGCTACTCGACGTCCAACAAGCTGTGGCGCATCCTGGATCCTCGCGGCTTTGAGCTCGAGATCACGACCGGCTGCATGGACGAGCTGATCCAGAGCGCAACCATCCTCAAGGGCGGACTGATCGACGCCAAGTGCGTCTGGGCCGGCAATAAGAACTTGGTTGTAGCATCATGACATTCACCATGCCCAACCTTGGCCGCCGTCAGGTTGATCTCCTGACCAAAGCCGCATACGATCAAACGTGCTGGGAGCTGTCCTACGCGGATGACGATCCACGCTGGATCGAACACGCTGAAAAGTCAGGCGCCGTGTTCGAAGCGTGGGTCAATTACAGCCGCCAGACCTTTCCCAACGATCAGTCAGGATACATGCTTGACTACGAGCGCCACCACGGCGCATCGCTCAACTTCAATAGCGGTGACCGCTGGGAGTTTGACGAGACGGCCAAAAGTTGGGTCATCGTCAAACCTAACGGCAAACGCACTGTTACGCGCGACCCAAAGAAGGCATGATAGGGGTGTTTATTGATCGGATGATGGAGCGTCGCTTCTTGAAGCCGCTGACCCTGCTATAAGGGGTTTACATTCTCAGCAGGTTGGTGTACAATCATCCTAATCCGCAAGGAGATACCGAGGAATTCACCATGACCGACTTGCTGACAAAGTACAAGAGCCACCTCATCGCCATCGCATGGGTGCTCGTGGTGCTCTACTTCGTGGGCGCCGAATACAAGGAAGGTTGGCGCGCGATGCTGGCTGCCGCAGGGATGCTGGCCGCCGGCTGGGTGTTCGGTTCGGCCTGGACAAACGCCAAGAAGAGCTGACATGAGCGCGCTTCAAGCTCGTCAAGCAGCGCTCGAGCTCCAGCAGGAGCTCGTCGAGCTCGACATCGATGTAGAGCTCCAGCTCAAGCCCATCAAGAGAAATATGGGCGCTCGTGGACACTTGATGCTTGAAACGGCCGTCCTCGAGCTGGATGTAGGCCTAGGCCCTAAGCATCCGGCGACGATCTACATTGATGAGGACGGCGTGGTTTGGGGTGATGGGAAGGCAGGTTGGGGCTCTATCTTCGGCAGTACGCAACTTGCGTTCAACACGACGGACCCGTGGAACCCTGCAAAGCTAGCAGCAAGCGTCAAGGCGGCGATGCCCACGATCAAGGCGATCCGCGCAACCAGTCAAGCGCTCTTGACGAAGTTCAGGCTCATCAGGAAGTGAATTAGTTCACAAAAATAGTACTACACATTCGTAAAATAATTCGCTCTAATGTTACCTACCGAACCGACGAAAACGACATCATGATGTATTATACATCTTGTGCGAATAACCTAACATTCCCGTTAGGCCGCACAAGGAGTTAATCATGACATCATCAGCATCCTCGACAATCGCCTTCGTCGCCAAAACAGGCGATAAGTACGCATGTGTCATCGACGGCAAGGCAGTCGCCAAGTCGAAGCATCAAGACTACTTCAAGTACCATCATGGCAAGCACGACGTGAAGGCGCTTGAACGCGACATCTCGAAGTTCGTGTACCTCGATGACGCCGGCGCAATCACCTACATCACAGACCCGGCAGGCGTCAACGCCCCTGATGCGGCGCTTCGTCGCCAGGCAGCGCTTGCTGTGAAGGTAGCGAGCGCCCACTGAGCGCAGAAACTACAAAGCCGCCCGGGAGGGCGGCTCGCGCTAACCTTTGTCTCGACTTAGGTGATAGCCTTCAGCGTGCCGATCGCAGCTTTGATAGCTGCGGCGGTCGCTGCGACTGATGCCGTGGTCGCTGGAGTAACGCGATCGGCGACTAAGGTTGGGAACGAGATCACTTCGTTGCCTGCACCTACGGTGTTAGGCGTTGTCAAGTCGTATTCGCTACCATCGAGCGAAAACGCGTCAACGACTACTTGAAGGTTGGCCAGCGAAAGCGGCGCTGTTGGGTCAATCGCGACAACGCGGCCGCGAACACGAAAGTCGAATTGTTTCTTGGCGATAGGCATGGAGGAGCTCCGCAAAAGTTAGCGGATGTATTTACCTCTTAGACCTAGCACCAAAGCGAATTCGGCGGCCTTAGGCCGCCGAATACGGTGAGCGCACAGCTGTTTATGCAGCTGCGGTTTCGGCGGCCGGTGCCGGCTCTGCTGCGGGCGC